GCATACTCTTCTAATTCTTCTTTTGACATATCTTGTAATTCTTCTTTAACCATGTCATCATGGTCTCCATTAGACACTACTTCTACTGAGCCGCCTTGATGGTCCAAGTCCCAATACTCTAACAGGAATTTCTTTTCTGCATCAGTGTACTTCGGTAATGATTCTAAGAATACCTCTAAATGACTCCTATTCTTTATAGCCTGCTTTATAAACTCATCGTAGTATCTTATTACTCTTTTTCTTATTGGTTTAACTTTTATTGATTCCATTAGTGGTATTCCTTTTTGTTTTTATCTAACATCGTGTTACACGCATAGTATAGTTGTATGTTGAGAGGGTCTGTAGGGTCGTCTTCGTACTCTTCTATTATTCCTTTTAAAAAGTTTTGTATAGCAGGAGACAAAGGAGAAATATCTGCCTTACCCTCGTAAAGTAACTGTAGTATTACAGAAACATATATTAGTTCGTTATCAGTCATGTTCATACCCTTTGGAATTGTGCCCCATCATCGTTTGAGGCTTCTTCGTAGTCGTTTCCCTTAGAGAGTCTACCAGTTGGAAAGTTATAAAGCAATGTTCCTGATGGGCCTGTAAGACCAGTATAACGACATTTGAGGACTTTTGTTTTAATTGTGTTTCTTTCAACTTCATCGGCACTTCCTGAGTCTCTAGCAAAGGCTATAATGTCCATGCTGATTTGTTTAATTGAACCTGAACCACGGATATCATCCATGCTAGGTAGTTTACCTTCTTCGAATGACCTGCCTTTATTGTCAGTCTTTCTTAGGTGACTAATAAGACCAATCCATACATTGTACTTCTTAGCAAGACGTAGTAACTGATTCATAATAAGGTCTATCGCTTCGTTCCCTGTAAGTCCTTCAGCACCTTCTGAAGCCAAGATTGTAATGTGGTCAACAAAGACATACTTAGCACCAGAAAGGCACATATACTCAAGGAAGTCCATAATAGAGCCGTCAGAAATACTACCTTGATGGTCCAGTACAAGTACCCTATCATCGCCGAAAAGCTTATCGTATCCAATTTTAAGTTCATCTAACGGTATCTCCTCTGCCGCTGGGTTTCTATTTAACGCCATACCTGCCATTTTACGTGCAGTTTCGGCGGGTGATTCTTCGAGTGAAACAATGCCTATTTTGTCTTCTGTCTCAGACAATAGGTGTACTGCTATCTCTCGTAGTAGTGTTGATTTACCAGAACCGGTACCTGATGTCCAGAGAGTAATCTCACCGGCTCTCATACCTTTTAGCTTACCATTAAGGCCAGTCATGCTGTCAGGATAAGGTACTGACTCTAAGTCGTTGTAAGTTTCTAGTTGTGTCCACAGGTCTTCCTTATTTAAGATTCCTGCCGGAGTGTAATCAGTAGAGTCATATATGCTCGTAAGAACTTTGTCTGGGTCTTTAATCCATAAGTCTGATGCATCTTTTTCAGATGACTTGGCTATTTTAACTTTATCATAACCTATAATACGTGCCGCCTCTTTAGTTGCCTCACGACCAGCATCATCCCCATCGAACCATATAACTACTTCATCAAAGTTTCTAATCCAGTCACGCTCTTCTACTAAGTCTTTTAGTGAAGAAGCGGAACGAACAGATACAACAGGATAGAATGTCTTGTAGCGTTTAAACCATGCTGATTGTACAGCCATAGCGTCAAGCTCACCCTCTGTTATAACTAATCGTTTACCTCCATTGTATAGGTGTTGGCCGAATAAACCACCTCGTACCTTACCAATAGAGGTAAACTTCTTAGGTAGTTGTCTTACCTTGTAACCAGATAACTCATTGTTTATGTGATAGGGATAGTAGTGGCTATCAATTACACCGTCTAAATCATAGCCTACCTTAACACCGTAATGTTCCGATACTTGTTTATATACGTTTCTTTCTCTGAAACCTCTAGATTGAAAGTCTCTTTGTACTTCATCTAAGCTTGGCCCCCACGTATCAACTGTGGAGAATCCGTCGTCATTAGTCGTAGTCATTGGCTTCTCCTTGTTGCCTTGGTGTGATGTTCTACATGAAAAGCAGAACGTTGAACCGTCTTCGTAAATCTGTAAAGGGTCTGAACCCCCACAATCATTACACGGTTGATTTTTTGTAACTATTCTACCCATTATATCTCCTAATATTTCTTCATTAGTTCCTTGATATACTTACGAGTTTTATCAGTAACCGATTCTTTAGGAACAAACCTAATAGCGGCTATTTGTCTATTGTAGAAACGAGGGGTTATTTTGTCTGATAAATATTCTGTCATTGATTCAGACACCATTTGACAATAGGCCTCCCCGTAATATAATCCACCTTTGGTTTTATAAACATCTACTATTTCAAATGTAAACTTATCGTGACCATACTTGGTTATATCTTTCTTTAAATGAGTTGAAGAACCTGTATAAGTCCTCCAAGTCATTTCTTTTCCGTAAGTCTTAGATTTCTTTTTACCACCGTGGAAGAACTGTTTCTTACCCCAGTAGTATTGGTCTGTTACCGTATTATGTATACAATATAGAAAACCGAAAGCTTTACTAGGGTTAAACTTAACCTTAGTTTTCCAGTGACCTATTTCAGACTTTAATAGCGTCTTCGTATACTTCTTTGTCGATAGTGAAGTGGTCATTGATATGCCTCCAGATATGTAGTAGTTTGCCGTTTAACAGCATAGAGTTAAAGCCTTCTTCTCCATAAGCATCGTGATACTCTCGGCATATTCTTTTAATTCTTTCATTTTTAGTTTTTGCCCCTTCTAGAATATCTTCAGCTTTCTTTGGGCCTATACCGTATATACCGGGGATATTATCAACAGAATCACCCATTAATAATTGTTTCCAGTAAAAGTAATCAGCCCATTCTTTATCGATTTGATATATCACTTTAGTCCTTGGGTTATAGTGTGTCCCCGGAATACAGTCTAAATCTTTGTCAATAGTAACTACACAATGTTGCATTTCTGCTTTAGTTGCTTCTAACGCCCATATACGGACCATATCATCTGCCTCACAATTGTCTGTAAGTATACAGCCATCGTAAGCTTCTATAGTCCAAGACTTCAAATCATTAAACCACTCCGGTTTATTAGATTTCGACTTCACACGACTAGTAGACTGTTTATACTCAGAA